ATTCCTGATGCAAGGATAAGAATGAGGATTAAGTAAATCAACGCCCATAATAAGTTAAGTACACTTATAGTGTTAGAGTTGAATTCTAACTTTCGCTGTTGCTTCTTCTGCTCTTCACAGTCTTGAGTGTATTCTGGCTCTACAAATGTATTCTTCTGTTTAGTTTCTTGTTTTTTCATGTTCTTTTCTTCCTCTTTCATATTCATCTTTTTCATATCGCATATAAAATTCAGTTTCATCATACATTAATTGTCTTATTTCTCTTTTTAATTCAAACCCATAAATTCCTTCTTTAAACAAATGAGTTACTTTGTTTTCATCTGTTGTCCATATTGTCCATTTCATTTTTATTTCAACTCACTAATCTATTTTGTACCCTTTCAAGACAATGTTCCTAATGTCATTTCTGTGTTTAAATAACTGCTTAACAAAGTCTTCCCCCAACCATTTATGGTCTAAACAATAAGTCAAAGGAATACCAGCAAACGTGCCAAAACCTATCCTCGCATTCTTATTGCAACTCACAAACCGACTATGCGCAAGGCATTTGTGAATCACTTGTTCTTCACAACAATCTTCACTGCTAAGATTATTCCGAGGAACGTAACCAATAATATCACCTGTTTTTCCACGCGATTTAATCACTAAATACTGCTGCACAATAATCACCTCTTTTTATATTTTACATTACGCCACACAACTCCACCCTGCCTCACTTTGAAAATAAATAAATGCGGAGCTGAACCCCGCAAAAACATTATTATTCTTTAAACTGTCTCAGTTACTACTTCGTCAAGGTCGATTATCTCAAAGTACTGACGGCCAGCACTCTTTCCCCTACCCATCTTCTTAGTAATTTTCAATCTCTTCCCTGTCAACGGAGCGTGGTTCTTCAACCCTTGCAACAAACTAATCGCAGATGTTGCAACCTCCATCTCTTTCCCGGTTTCATCAACCACATCAAAGACGTAAAACACTTCATTTTTTTCCTTAACCAAAACTTCCCTTGGCTCGCCTTTGAACGTTAACATGTGCGGTTTATCTAACTCCGCCCACTTAACCCTTTCCTTTCTCTCAAACTCTTTCTTCTGCATTGCATCCCACGCACCCTGCGTCGGTTTTTGTTGGTCTGTCATTTTTGGTTTCCTCCTCATATTTTATGTTTGATATATTTTTTATGATTAACATAGTTTATAAATATTTCTATTTTTGTAAAGAAATATCAACTCACTGCAAAGTTATAACTTTTTGAAACAACTACACAATGACTTTAAAAAAATAGCAAAGAATAGAAACATTTATAAACTATGTTTGTTTAAAAAAAGGAAGTTGTAAAACAAAGTTTTTAGGAGGGACATACAATGACAAAGGAAATTAAACAAAACATCGAAACTGAAAAAAATACAGATAATGCTTTCACTAACTTACCTGTTAAAGAGAAAACTAAACAGCGAGTCATAGCACTCAAAGCATCCAAATCACAACCTTACGATGATGTGATTAACAAGTTAATCGATATTGCACCAGCAAACATCTGGGAAACTAAACAAAAAAAGAGTTGATATACATGGAACAAAAGTACACAGATGCCACACACACAATACACACACTAATGGAAGATGAACTCATCTTCTTAATCAATAAATCCCCACGCATACAACAAGCAATCCTCAACGTAATCATGAAATCGGCAAACATCAAAAAGGAGTATTAAACCGAAAATGACATGGGCACAAACACTCTCAATCAAACCGCGAGTCATGAGGGGAATCATGCTGAAATACAACAAGTCAAGCGATAACCAAACACTTAACAAATTCTTTAACCTTAATAGTACCGAACAACAAGAAAAGAGGCCCAATGTAAATGAAAAAACCCCTAATGAAGGACAAGAGAGATGCACTAATATTTGATGCATTCTTAAAACACACCAACTACAACGTATGGAGCGTTGAAAACAAAGCACTCTTTGAATCATACTATCCTTCCGATTTCGAAAAAGGAGGTATAAAATCGTGGCTCATATTCATTTCTGAACAACTAAAACTTAACATTGACTGGCAGCAAGTAATGGACGAGGTAGATAACCCTAAGAAAGGCAGGCGAATATTATCCCCACACATCGACCTCGCAATGACAGAGTTCACTGACTTCACTGCAATGGCATCCAAATTCATCGCCATCCAACCTTTAATGTACGACAGAGCCGGGCTTTGGTGGTTATGGTCTGACCTAGAAACGCGGTGGATGATAATCGACGAAGTGGATTTGTTAAACACACTCGACGACCACGTACACTCTCCCGCATCAATCAAAACATTCATGAAGATACAGATATTAGAGGCACTGAAACGTGCTGGCCGGCGTGCTATCCCTAAACTCCCACCTAAACACTGGGTACAGTTTAAAAACAAGGTCGTTGACGTTAAAACGAACGAAGAGTACCCAGTATCGCCAGATTATTTCTTCACTAACCCTATTCCTTGGAATATAGGAGAATCAGAAGAAACACCAGTAATAGATAAACTGTTTGACCAGTGGGTTGGGCCTCAATTCAAGCAAACACTTTACGAAATACTGGCGTACTGTCTGATTCCAGATTACCCAATCCAGCGCATCTTCTGTTTCGTAGGTAGCGGAATGAACGGCAAAACTACATTCCTTAAAATCAATGATAAGTTTATCGGACGGAATAACATAACCTCCGCCTCCCTTGATTTGCTGATATCTTCACGGTTTGAATCCAGCAAACTGTACAAGAAACTGGTGTGCTTCATTGGCGAAACTAACTTTGAAGGAATGCGTAAGACTGAAGTACTCAAGAACCTAAGCGATGGCGGGATTACATCTTTCGAGTTTAAACGTAAAGACCACATCACTGAGAACAATACAGCAAAGATACTGGTTGCCACTAACTCGCTCCCCGAAACGGCAGATAAAACGCTTGGTTTTTACAGGCGTTGGCTCATTATTAAGTTCGTTAACCGCTTCAGCGAGAAAATTGATGTTATGGCAACCATTCCTGATGTTGAGTTTCAAAACTTAGCACGAAAAAGCATCAGGATTTTGCATACCTTATATGAAACGCGGGTTTTCACTAACGAAGGTACTGTTGAGGAACGACAAAAGACGTATGAGAATACATCTAATCCTCTGCAGCGGTTCATTAATGAAAAGGTTGTACATGATACGAACGAAACTATCTTCAAGTATGAGTTCGCTGAAAGGTTTGAAGTGTATTGTAAGGAGCATGGGTATAGGGTAATGTCAAAGCAGGAAGTTGGTTATAAGTTGTCTCCAATCTTTGAAAGCAATACAAAATCATTTTACATTAACAATGAGCATAAGACCTATAAAGTGTGGCAAGGAGTACGCTGGCGTAATGAAAACGATGGTAAAAATGAGGGAAATGGGGGAAACGGAGGCGAATTTACCGACATTACCAACATTACCGTGACTTATCTTAACCCCTTATATAAGGGATTAAGTAAGGAGGGGGGTAATGTCGGTAATGTCGGTAATATGTCACTTGACAATAATAAAAAACTCACTAAAATTGAGGAGGTTATAATAGATGATAGTACCACGCAAAAACAAGCACCAAACCGTGATATAGTTCATTTAAAGTGTAAATACTGCGATGCCCCTGAATCCATATGCTTTAGTAAAACAGGCGCTCCAATTTGCCTATATTGCATTCAGAATGAAAACTTAAAGAAACATTGGCCAGCAGAGCGAGAATCAATACTCAAAAGTAGTGATTGCACTGGAAATTAAGGTTGTTTGTATATAAATGTTTCAAAAAATAGAAACATTTATATACTTACTCGTTCTAATTGTAATCAGATTGAAAACAACCAAGGAGGCCCAAAATGATACACATCGATTTTGAAAACAAAACAATCTGCGGTTCAGCTAAAGTAAAAAACATCAAACAACTTAGTTTAATTGAAGCATCTCAACTACCAAACGAGGATGATTGAAATGTACCAAGCCCAAAAGAACGAATGTGTTATCTGTCCACAATGCAGAAGCCCATACGCACACGAGAAAATTATGTGGACAGAAATGGGAGATTTTGAAGTAATAGTCTGCACAAACTGCTAACAATAACTCTTTTTCTTTTAATTTAACATTTTTATAAAATTAAGTATATTGATTAATATACTTAAAATATATTTTAAATATATTATGAATATACTCGTTCGTTCTAAACAACAAGAAATGACTGGGATTCGGATTCAATTAAAGGAATTACCGCATGGTAAAAGTAAATCTTTAACTATCTACGGCACAAACCTTAATACCGAATTCAACAGGTTATTCTTCCTCTATGACGGACTTGAAAAAAACAACGGAGAAATGATGGTGGTACATTATGACAAAAAGACAATTGAACAATGAAGAAAAAAAGTTTACAGAAGACGCAATACTGCGGCTCGAACAAGAACAAGACTGGTTAAACTTCCAAATCAAATACAACGAACTCATGATTGATACAGGATTATACCAAAACTTTGTTCGTCAACGAAACACCATGAAAGAACAAATTAAAAACAGCGAAACAACAAAAAAAGAAAACACATTCTGCATTGAAAACCTTAAAAAACAACTCAAAGAAGGAGTTGAAGAAAAGGAAACTAAAGAAAATAAAACAGAAAGCAAAGGTGATTAAACATGGTGGCAGGGACAATATTCAGAAAACCAACCGATAAAGAAAAACAAGACTGGGATTACATCATTGGTGAGAAAACTATTCAAGACGAATTTAGAGAACACTTAATTGCAAAAGAAACAGAATGCACAAAGAAAAGAGTCCCATTCTGTCGCGCGTGCGCAATAATCGAATTTGAACGCGCACTCGAAACAGCACAACGAGAAGCTGGACACAACTCTAAATCTGCAGCATTCAAAAAAGCAATTGATAACATTGAAATTAAAAACTTTGATAAGTACACTGATTCTGCGCGGTTTGAATTACTCAGCGAATCTGAAGCAAGAGAACGAAAACTTATTGATGGTATGAAAGTTATGGCAACTGTCGGTATGTGGCTTAACTTTCAATGTAAAGAAAGAGGGTGCAGAATCTCAGTATTNATGTCAANCGAAGAGTACAGTAAACGAAAAAAGAAAGCAGACTGATTTGAATGATAACACAAAAACATGGTATTCCTGCACTGCTTAGTTGTTTTGTTGTTGGTCTTGGCCAATTAGTTAAAGGTGAGATTGGCCGAGCAGCATCAGTATTTTTTGCATACGGGCTTTGCATTATCTTAGGTTTTGTTTTATTATTTACAACACACATATTCCTATCAGGATTATGTTTCATTGCATCATTCATAATTTGGGTGATTAACGTCATGGACGCTTACAATAATTGATATAAAAAATGTCACGAGAAGATTTAATCCCAATAAGAACCAAAGAACGAGCAAAGGAACTAGGTTCTTTAGGAGGACAATCAAGAAGTCCTAAAAAAAGTTTAGCAGCCAAGAAACGGTGGCTTATCGAGAAAGGATTAGAATCTGGAAAAGCCGATGATATAATTAATTTTGTTATGGATAATGAATTCATGGCAATTGATTTGTTGAAAGACGTTGAGCGTTGGAAAGAGAAATGCGATAAACCAGTTCAACGTGTAATGTTAATGCAAGTGCAAACAACACTTTACAAATTAATTCACGGTGAGAAAATCAAAACCGAGAACATCCACCACGTCGTAAATTGGAATAATGTAATGAAAGAGATTTTAGAAAAAGATGACACGTCCAACANTAGCAAGAGCGATTAAGAAGTTTTTTGGTTATAATATTTATGAGTATCAACAAGAATTTATTTACGATTGTTTAATGCAACGCAGAGTTGTTGCAGTGTTTTGCCGTCAGACAGGTAAATCGTTATGCATCTCTTTTGTTGCAATCTTAGAAGCGNTGCGTAATCCAAATAAAAAAGTGTTGGTGTTTGCTCCNACAGATTTACAAGCGGGGGAATTGTTTGATAAGATTGCAATGAACTTAAAATCATCTCTTCTCATGTCAGAAGTTGCGTCGTTAACTAAACGAACTGCGCTGTTTAAGAATGGTGCAAGCATTGAAGCATATACAGTTGGTTCTGATGGGACAGGTGTTCGTGGTTTGACAGGGGTTGTGATAATCTTAGAAGAAGCAGCGTTCATTAAAGATAGTATTGTAAGTGAAGTAATAAACCCAATGGGTGCAGCAACTGATGCGAAGTTTATTAAAATTGGAACACCGTTTGGTATGAATCACTTTTACGAATCTGCGTTTAGTAAGGATTGGAAGTTGCACCAAAATTCTTACAAAGTTGCGTTACAAGTTGGACACTTCAAACCTGAGTTTATTGATGAACAATTAAAAATGTTATCTGATTTGCAGTTCAGGACAGAGTATGGTGCAGAGTTCATATCAGACCAAGACGCTTATTTTAAAACAGAAACAATAGAGAAATCAATTATGGATTATCAAATGGTAAAAGAGGCGATTGTTTAATGCCACCAAACGGAGAGATAATACGCAAATGTAATTATTATCTTGGTGGAGACATTGCTAGATTGGGCGAAGATAGTTCTGTGTTCATTACAGTTGAAGAGAACTGGGCAGATAAGTTTCTTTATGTTGTCCACATTGAAGAAACAAGGCATAAGTTATTGACAGATGCTATTGGCAGAATTCAATTACTGAACAACAAGTTTAATTACATAAAAGTTAATTTAGATGAGACTGGGCTTGGTGCAGGGCCAACTGACATATTAAAGGAAAAGTTAGGCCCTATAATTTGTGGATTTACTTTCACTATGCAGAGCAAAGAAGACTTGTACAGTAACTTAAAGATATTAATGGAATCAGGAAAACTTAGGATTCCGAACAACAAGAAGTTAATATACCAGTTACGCGATTTGAGGTATGAGACAACATCATCAGGTCACTTGAAGATACATCACAGCGAGCGAGGGCATGACGATTACGTTGCTGCTCTTGCCTTAGCGGTGTGGGACTTTAAACCAAGACAGAGAATACGACCGACAATATACATCCATGGTAGAAAATAATTTAATAAAAATGAAAGTTAGGTTTATAAACATGATTTGTTGAATTGGTGGTTGCATGTAACTGATTTATCCTTTAATATTTATATTTATGGGTTTATTTGAATCGTTCAAAACAAAGAAAGAAACGCCGCAACTTATCAAGCGAAGCGTTATTTACCGAAACAAAGATAGTGTAACTTTTAAGTTATTTACTGAACAGTTCAAGGGAATAGTATTTGATGACAAGATTCGATTTCCTTCTGAACTCGGTGTTCAACATCCGTTTGATTTCAAGATTGCTGAAGGGTTGTATAAATCATTCGGACTCGTGACAGGCGTTATTGACAAATACATTGATTTCATAGTTGGTCCGGGATTTTATATTGAATGTGAAGATGAACGCGGAAAAAAAATAATTGAAGATTTTATACGCGATACTAACTTTGATTCTATATTACGTGCATGGATTAAAGAAGCACTGATTAAAGGAAACGGATTTTTAGAACTTGGCGGAAGTAAAAACGAAGTTCCACAAGGAATGAAGGTATTGAATGCAAACACTATTTACGTTCAGCGTTCAATTAAAGGCACTGTTGAGTTGTACAATCAGTACCATGGATTCAATAAGGGGATTACTACGTTTGATATGAAGAAGATAACTACGTTTAATACTCATCAAATTGCTCACCTTGCATTTAACAAAGTTGGTGATGAGGCGTACGGTTTAGGTATTGTTTCTCCTGCATTTAAAATAATCGATAACTTAATGCAGAGTTCTAAGAATATGCATATGTTGCTTGACAGAAAAGCAAACGTACCTTATCACGTTAAGATTGGTGATATGGACCATTTACCTGCACAGGAAGACGTTACTGCCTTTGGCCAAGATTTTGAGTACCTCAAGAACGACCAAGAGTGGATAACCGGTGGCGATGTTGAAATTAAAACAATTGATTTCGGAAACATTGGTGAGAAGTTTAGTTACATTAATGAAAACGATAAACAAGATTTTATTTATACCGTTCAAGTACCAGAAGTTTTACTTGGTTCAGGGAACATTGCAGAAGGATTAGCAAAGGAACAATTAAAAGCATTTGAACGACGAATACAGAGTTTACAGGTTGAGATTGAGAAGGTTGTTGAAACGCAGATATTCAAGAGGATATTAAATGCCAATGGCATGGACTTTCACGTTGAGTTTGAATGGGGAGAGCCAAGTTATGAAGAAGAGAATAATAGGATAATACAGATTAATGAGACATTAAAGAACCCATTTATTAATCCCGAGTTGAGACGTATTCTTGAGATGGAACTTGCACGGTTATACGGATTAAAAAAAGAAGATATTGAATCTATTGAGGAAGAGAAACAGCGTGAGATGGAACGACCGCAGCCGCTTGTACCGGGACAAAACAACGAAGAAGAGTTTTATCAAGGGGAATTAATAAATGACAACTAAACTAAAGTGTGGTAAGTGTAAACACACTCAAATCCCTAAACAATACCTTGGGAAGATATTTAACAACCAAGATGTTTTCGTTTGTAACTGTTGTAATTCTAAGAATGTAATTAAAAATAATAAGGAGGAAAAGAGAGAAGATTATACTCTCCGAGAATGGCTTGATTTTGATTACCATGAATACTTGCAGTTTATCCTGACTTCGATTTCTAAGGATAAATTTGAGATGTTGAAAGCAAACACATTGTTGGAAATCAAAGCAGGAAAATTTAACAGTGAAAAGATTGATACTTTAAAAGAAGTGTTGAAAGATAATTTTAGGGAAGGAAATACATTAAATCAGATTGCGAAAGATATTGAGAAAAAAGTTAAACCCAAAGATTTGCTTAAATTGAATGAAGACGGAACGATTAAGTTTGTTGATGGTGAAGCAGTGATTGCAATACCTAAAGAGCGTAGGTCAATGTTAATCGCACGTTCTGAGACGACTAGAATGGCATCTGAGGGTAGTGTTAGTTTTTACAAAGACAAAGGAGTTGAAGAGATTAAGTGGGTTGCATCATTAGGTGCGCGCACGTGTCCGATTTGTGAAGAATTAAACGGACAGATATATGAGATTAACAGTGCGCCGAGACCTCCCGCACATGTAAATTGTAGATGTAGTCTCGTGCCAATAATAAAAGGGTGAAAGAGAATGCAAGAAGGAATAAAAGAAGGAATTTGGGACGTTCCCAAATGTTCAGCAGAACACTGTAATGGAAAAGGATTTGTTTACATTTCAGGGCGATTGTTTTGTGGGGAATGTATCTTGAAACAAAAAGAAAAACGAGATAAGATAATCCTTGAAGAATTGGGAGTGGTGTAAATGGTAATCAAATACTGTCCGCATTGTAATACACGATTCATTGCAGATAGTAGAAACAAGGATTACGTTCATAGTTGTAACATTGCAACAAGTGAAACGTTGCGGAATGAGGATGTTCCTGTCGTCGGTAACTCAGATGATTCAACAGGAACACATACAGTTATGCAAGGCGATGTTAAGTTTGCAGGAGTAGCAAATAAATTATTTGGGACGAGAGCATGGACAGAAGGTGATGATTACGACGATGTAACGTCGAGAGGAAAGAGAAAATCAACTCATCGGACACGCGCGCACGAAGAGTATATTGAAGATACTTCTAAATTATAATTTAATAAAAATAAAGATTACGTTTAAATATAGTTTTCAACGTAATGTACTTATGACTTATCGAGAGGTGATTTTAATGCCAATTGGACCTTACAAGAATTTTGATGATTGTATGAAAGATATGAAATCAAAAGGGAAGAACATGGATTCTGCTGCAAAGATTTGCGGTGAAATTGAAAAGCGGACTAAGAAAGGAGAATCTTCAAAAGATTGGAGAAAACTTAATTTTAACATTCCAATCACGGAGTTTATTTCTGCCGAGAACTCAACAGAGTTTATGATTAAAGGAAAAGCAATAAATGAAACAACAACACGAAACGGCGTGACATATTTAGCAGAAGAGTTACAACCTGCTGCAGAATCGTTTCGAGATAAACCAATTCTAAAAGACCACAAGAACAGTGTTGATTCGATTGTTGGCCGAACTACACAAAATGTATACTACAATGAAATGATGAAGGCAATTATGTTTGAAGCTAAAGTTATGGATACTATGATGCAGACAATGATTAAAGACGGCCGAATTAAGAACGTCAGTATTGGTGCAATGGTAAAAGAAATAGAGACGAAAGATATTACCGAAAACGGACAGACTTACACTCAAATGATTGCTCGTGGAATTGAAGGTATTGAAATCAGTTTGGTAGCAGTACCTGCTGATAAAGATGCTTGCTTTGCACAGGCAATGATGGAAAGTTTTGAGTTAAAACAAATAGAGGAGTTGGTAAAAACTACTCACACGGAGGAAGAGAAAATGGACGAAACAGTAAAAAGTTTTGGGACAAAAGAAGAATACACTGAGTATCTTTCTATGAAACAAACAAAACAAGAAGAAGCTCTTAAAGCACAAATTGAAGTAAAATTAAGAGAAGAAATGAAGAAAGAAATGGAAGTAGCACAAAATGTTGTCAAAGAAGACAAGACAGTAGGTCAAGTAAGTGAAAATAAAAATGACACTGTATTGAAAATGTTTGAGAACTTAAATTTAAGTAAAGATGAGTATTCACAAGGATACTTCATTACTCGGAAATAGGAGGGATGAAAAATGGCAGCAGCAGGAATCGGAAACCCAGTTGGCGCAGTTGTCGCATTTGATTCAGAAGCACCACGAATAATTGGTGGTTATGCAAGAAACGAAATAATCTCAGGAGGAGTATTTGTATTTGCATCAGGAGCAGCAAGCGTCGTAAGTTCAGGATTAAACTCATTTGCAACAGCAGATGTCTTGTTTACACGAGATGCAAGCGGTGCACAATTTAACGGAATTTGCTTACAAACAACATCAGTTAGCGGAACAATCGCAGTCGCAACAAGAGGAACATATTTACTTGTATGTAACGGAACAGTAACCTCTGGTTACCCAGTTATGTGTGACGGAAATAACTCAGTTGCAAACTTAGGTTCAGTAGCTGGTAACGTAGCAGGATTAAGACGAATTGGAAGAGCAGTTACAGAAGGAGCTTCTGGTGGATATGCGCTCGTTCAGATTCAAGGATAGGAGGTAAGCAAAATGACAGACAATCTAACTTATGTAAGAGAATACCTCGGCACAGGAACAGGAACAGAAGGTTCTTTACTTATTGTAAAGAAAATCTATGAAACTCTGGTTGATGAAGCAAACAAAGTTTTGATACCAACAAGTGAAGCAGCATTGTACTTTGGACCAGCACAAATACCGGGTTCAAGCATTGATGTTAACTTGATGACTGAAAACTCATTAAGTGTCAGACTTGTACCAGAAGCATCTGAAATTCCAATGGACAGTGCTGAGTACAGTACAACAAACATGAAGCCAGACAAGTACGGTGTAGCAATCCGAATAACACGAGAAATGTTAGAAGATGCACAGTGGAACTTGTTACAGCATAACTTAATGATTGCAGGCCGAAGAATGGCAGAGAAAATCAATGCACTCATTATAAGTGATGCACTTGATTCTGCAGCAAACACAGTAGCTGGTGGAGCATCTGTAACAATCGCAAACGTTACACGCGCAATCCAATACTTACACGATGCAGACAAAGTAGCAACATCTTTCCTTGTCGGTAACGAAGTATTATTCGATTTACAGAACATTGATACTTTCGTTGAAGCAGACAAATTAGGAAGTAGAGAAATGTTGAGTACTGGTTTTGTTGGAACATTGTACGGAATGAAAGTTTACAGAACAAGTACGAATGCAGGCATGACCACAACTTCTTCATATGTGTATGACAAAAACCATGCATTTATGATTGCAGAGAAGCGTAGCATTACTGTTGAGAACTTTACACTGCCATCTTTTGACATGGAAGGAGCAGCAGTGACAATGCGAGTGAAAATCAAACCATTACGAACTAATGCAACTTGTAAAATCACTTCAAGTTAAGGATAATTATCCTTAACTTTATTTGGAGGGCAGAACAATGGCAGGAATCAATGATGGATTAGGATATGAGGAACTAGATCAAGCAGATTCAGAAGCTAAAGCACTTGTTTACTTGTGGTAATTAGTTTTTCCAGCATTGCTGGATTATTATTTTTTTATTTTGTGTCATGCGGCACGTGCGCGGACACGTAAAATAAGTTAAATTAAGGAGGAGTTTAATATGACAATTGAAGGATTAAAAAGTAAAGACTGGGCATCAAAAGTATATGATGCAGAAACTGCTTCTGACATGAACATCCCATTAGTTGCTGGACAAGTCATAGCAGGAAAATATACTTCAGGATTACCAACATTCACAAATGGCCAATACGGATTATTAAGATTGACTGCTGATGGAAAGTTAATGACCGACGCAGTTCTAGAAACAGGAGATATTGAAATTGGGGCAGTTGAACTTAAAAATGGTTCATCTGACGTAAGGGCTATTATCAATGCAGCAAATACTGCAAGAACAACAGGAGATACCACATTAGTTATGCAACACATTGATGCAGCTGCAAACGTTGGGGGAATACAAGGTCAAATAGCCCACGATGCAGCCGATAATGGGAATCCTATTAAAATTGGAGCGTTTGCTGTAGACCCTACAGCATTGCCATCAGCAGTCGCTACAGCAGACAGGGTAAATGTAAATGCATCTACCCACGGAGAAGTTTTAGTTTACCCCTCAAGATTACAATCTGGTGAAGACCAAGTTAACAATGTCATGGCAGTATGTCAAAAATCATTAGCAACATCAACGTATGCTTTTGCAGTAGATAACTCTGCAGCATTAGAAGCAAGTACTGTGACAAAAGCAGCAGCAGGAGTATTATATCAAGTTGATGGAAGGATAGATTCAACAGCAGCAACAGGAACATATTATATTCAGTTTATCAATGCTGCATCATTGCCTGCTGATGGGGCTGTAACACATTTACGAACTCCAAAGAAGTTACAACATACAACTGGAACAGATACTCCCTTTTCGTTTGATTTCGGTCCGGGTGGAATTTACGCACCAGTTGGAATCGTACTGTGTGCATCTTCAACTGAGTTTACAAAGACAATTACTGGTGCAATAACAACAAGCACAGTATTGTATCAGTGAGGTGGAAAAATGCCAGACTTAACAATTCCAACAATAAATGCAACTTGGGAAGGATTCCCTTTAAATGCTCCAACTGCAGGTTCAAGAGATTATTATTTGAAAACACTGAATAATGTGAATAAAGATGTTTGGTTAAGACTATTTATGGGTGATTGTTTTATTGCTCTACCAATGGTTTTAGATGGCAGTGGCGGTACTTTTGTAAAAGGAATCGGAAACGTCAACGGTGTAATTGAGATTGTGAAAATATGGGCGGTTGTTGGAACGGAATTACATAATTGTACTGCTGCAAGTTTAAATTATACAGATGGGGGAGTAACAATTGATTTGACTGAAAGTATTACTGGTGCAACATTAACAAATGCTCCAGTAGGGTCATTGATTTATGCAGGACCAGTAGCATCTGCTCTTCAATATATTTCATCTGCATCTGTTGGAATGAAACAAGTTACTAATACTGTTCCGATGCAACCAATGATACTTATACAGAAAATAGGTACAGGTTCGATAATACAGTTTAAGTACACTACGACAGATACACCTACAGCGGGGACAATTGTTTTTTACATTATATACAAAACATTATCAGCGAATGCATTTATCTCGCCAGTCCAATAAGGTGATTTAATGAAACAATGCCTGATTAATGAAAACAGTATTGGATTTTTGACTTGTGGAGATGTTAACGTAAAGAAAACATTCAAAATTATTTTTCAGAAAGAAGATGGTACACAATCAAATGAACAGTACTATGAATGTGAATTAAATCCGCATTTGGATGAACAACGGAACAATGAATTGATTGAAGAACAATTGCAGAACGCACTTGATGAATACAACAGGCGAGTTGAATGACAGCACGAACAGGATTAACACTTAGAAGGCAACAGAACTTTAGTTTTCCTTATATGTTATTAACATACGGTTTAACCAATAACATCTCAGTTAATGCATTTAATCCAACAGGTAATAGCGGTCGTTCTCTCACGGCATGGTGTTGGATGAACGGAAGTCAGTCTCAAACAGGGTTATACTTGTTTGGTCAGTTTGATTACGGTGGTGCAACAAATGCACGTTCATGGTTATTATTTCTTTCAACAGGCGGTAATCTTCAAGCAATTGTCAGTGAGACAGGTGTTGCAGCTACAAAAAATTATGTTTCAACAGTGCACATTTTGGATAATAGATTTCATCTTGTAGCATTAACTTGGGATAATGGTACTTTAAAGTTGTATGTAGATGGAGAAGAAACCTCTGTTTCTAAATTAGCTGATGGTGCTATGACTGCAATAACAAACTTTAATGCAAAAGTGGCATTAGGTCATGCATATTCAAATGGTGTAGTTTTGGGCAAATTTTCAGGATTATTTGGAAGATGTGGTGTTGCTCCTGTTGTTGCAACTGCCGCACAGATAATGGATTTATACTATGAAGGATTAATGACATTATCATCAACTAGCGGATTATGGAACACTACTGAAGGTAGCGGAACAACATTAACTGATACTTCAGGTAATGGCCGAAATATGTTAATTATTGGCGGTACTTGGAGTACAAATACTCCGAGAAAAGCAAGAACGGTAATCGCAAATGGCAGAACAGCAATAGTATCAGGAAGGACAGGATTATA